TCGTCCCACTTCTACGAAAGCCGGGACGGCAGCACAGGCGGTTTCTTTGCGGATAACACCGGAGCGGCGCAGCAGGTCTGGAACACGGTCAATCTGCTGCTCCTCTTGGATAGGCGGTGGCAGGTATGAGTTTTGGAAAAATGAACGGCTTTGCCGACATCGTAGAAACCCGTCAAATCAAGGACAGCGAGGGCTTCATCCATTCCGAGAATGAAGTCCTCGCTTCCGTCCGTGTCTATCGGGAAGGTCGGCACGGCAGTCAGCGGTGGGCAAACCTCGCTGCATTCAGTGAAGCGACCGACCTGTTCCGCTTTCGGTGTATTCCTGGGCTGACGGTCACTACCGACCAGTTTCTCATCTGCGATGACTGTCGCTACGACATTGTGTCCGTGGAGGATGTAAAGGGGCGTGGGATGTACATTGAGGTGCTGGCAAAGAAGGAGGTGCCGACCGTTGGCTAAGTGCGACATGAAAATGCCGGAGGATTTTCTTCTGAAGATTTCCAAGCTCGGCAGCAACTTTGACAGCGTTGCGGATACCGTCCTGCAGGCCGGTGGCGAGGTGGTGCTGAAAAAAGTCAAGAGCAATCTCTCCTCCGTTATTGGCAGAGGGACAAAGTTCAAATCCCGCACCACGGGCGAACTGGAAGGTGCGCTTGGCCTTTCTCCCTCCAAGCTGAACCGGGACGGCAACCACGACATCAAGGTCGGTTTCGCTGAGCCTCGCTCGGACGGCAGCAGCAATGCCAAGCTGGCCAACATCATCGAATACGGCAAGCACGGTCAGCCTGCAAAGCCGTTTCTGAAGCCTGCGAAAACGGCGTCCCGGCAGGAATGCATCGATGCCATGACCAAGGCACTGGACGAGGAGGTGGAAAAGCTGTGAGCCTGCTATCCGATTTACAAACCATCGCCGAGCATTGCGGCGTTCCAGTGGAAACGGGTGTGTTCTCCGGCAAAGCCCCGGACACCTATCTGGTCATCACGCCGCTGTCGGACAACTTCGAGCTTCACGCCGACAACGCCCCGGGCTGCGAAACGCAGGAGGCACGGCTGTCCCTCTTCACAAAGGGCAGCTACACCAAACTGAAAAATGCACTCGTCCGTGCCTTGCTGGGTGCAGATTTTTATATTACCGACCGCCGGTACATCGGCTTTGAGACCGAGACCGGCTATCATCACTACGCCATTGACGTGGCGCAAATCTACGAACTGGAGGAATAAGTTATGGCGACTATCGGTCTTGACAGACTGTATTACGCAAAAATCACCGAGAACGACGCCGGTGAGGAAACCTATGGTACGCCGTCCCAGCTTGCCAAAGCCATCTCCGCTGACCTTTCGGTGGAACTGGCAGAGGCAACTCTATACGCCGACGACGGTGCTTCGGAGATCGTAAAGGAATTCAAATCCGGCACACTCTCCCTCGGCATTGACGATATCGGCTCTACGACGGCATCCGACCTCACGGGTGCAACCATCGACAAAAACAAGGTGCTGATTTCCGCATCCGAGGACGGCGGCGACCCTGTGGCGGTGGGATTCCGTGCCAAGAAGTCCAACGGCAAGTACAAGTATTACTGGCTGTACCGCGTGAAATTCGGTATTCCGGCGACGAACCTTGCCACCAAGGGCGACAGCATTACCTTCTCCACGCCGACCATTGAAGGCGCCATTCTGCGCCGCAACAAGGCAGACGCAGGCGGCAAGCACCCGTGGAAAGCGGAGGCACTGGAGGGCGATGTGACCGCTGCGACTATCACGAACTGGTATAAGGAAGTCTATGAGCCGACCTATACCACGACACCCGAAAAACAAGGTTAACGGAGGTAACGCACAATGGATAACGAAAGAACCGCAGTTATCAACATCGGTGACGAGGAGTACACGCTGCTCCTCACAACCAAAGCCACCAAGGAGATCGCCGGTCGCTATGGCGGGCTGGAGAATCTCGGCGAAAAGCTGATGAAGTCCGAGAACTTTGAAATGGCCATCGGAGAGATCGTGTGGCTTATCACGCTTCTGGCAAATCAGAGCATCCTCATTCACAACCTCAAGGACAAGGAGCACCCCAAGGAGCTGCTCACCGAGGATGTGGTGGAGCTTCTGACCACGCCCCTCGACCTCGCCGGTTACAAAACTGCTATTACGGAGGCGCTCTACAAGGGCACCAAGCGGAATGTGGAAAGCGAGAAAGACGCAAAAAACGCACAAGTCGGGTAACGGTTTCCGATGCGGAGCTGTTTACCCGGCTTCTTTATTACGGTCTTGCCCACCTGCATCTCAGCCAAGATGAGGTGTGGCTGATGCCGTTTGGACTTCTGCTGGATCTGTGGGAGTGCCACAAACAGTATAACGGGCAGGCTATTCCTGCTCACGAACACTACATTGACGATATTATCCCGGACGGCATTTAAGGAGGTGACGGCGAATGGCAGACAGTTTCGGACTGAAGATCGGTCTTGAGGGTGAAAAAGAGTTCAAAAAAGCACTGGCGGACATCAACCAGTCCTTCAAGGTGCTCGGCTCCGAAATGAAGCTCGCCACCTCTCAGTTCGATAAAAACGATAAATCCGTGGAGGCACTCACCGCACGGAACAAGGTGCTACGAAAAGAGATCGATGAGCAGACAACAAAAATCGACACCCTTCGCAAGGCTCTGCAGAATGCCGCCACCTCTTTCGGAGAGAACGACCGCCGCACCCAGAACTGGCAGATCCAACTCAACAATGCCGAAGCCGCCCTCAACGATATGAACCGTGAGCTGGACGAAAACGAGAAAGCTATCAAGGAGGGCGGCAAGGCTGCGGAGGAATCCGGCAGTAAGTTTGAAGGCTTCGGCAAGGTTCTCAAAACCGTAGGTGTGGCACTCGGTGCCGTGGCTGTTGCCGCAGGTGCCGCCGCCGTGAAGCTCGGAAAAGAGGTCATCGCCGCCTATGCGGACTATGAGCAGCTGGTCGGCGGTGTCGACACCCTGTTCAAGGACTCCTCGCAGGAGATCCAGCGGTACGCCGCCAACGCATACAAAACGGCAGGACTTTCCGCCAACGAGTACATGGAGACGGTCACGGGCTTTTCCGCAAGCCTCATCCAGTCCCTCGGCGGCGATACCGAGAAAGCCGCAAAGTATGCGGATATGGCAATCACGGATATGTCCGACAACGCCAATAAGATGGGCACGGATATGTCCTCCATTCAGAATGCCTATCAGGGTTTTGCCAAGCAGAACTACACGATGCTCGACAACCTCAAACTGGGCTACGGCGGCACGAAGCAGGAAATGGAGCGACTGCTTGCCGATGCGGAGAAAATATCCGGTGTCAAGTACGACATCTCCTCTTATGCGGATGTGGTGGAAGCCATCCATGTCATGCAGGAGAGCATGGACATTGCGGGCACAACTGCCAAGGAAGCGGAAGCCACCATTTCCGGCTCTGTCAATGCGCTGAAATCTGCCGTGTCGAACCTCATTGTAGGCTTCGGCGATGCGGACGCTGACATGGAGCTGCTGTGCAACAACATGGTGGATGCTTTCAAGACCGTGGTGGCGAACATCACCCCGGTTATTGAGAACATCGTGGCGGCTCTGCCCACGGCGCTGGATGCTCTGCTGACGGCTGTGGGTGAACTGCTGCCCACACTGCTGGAAGCAGTCACCGAACTGTTCTCGCAGGTGCTGGAAACGCTGCTTTCTTTGCTTCCGCAGCTTATCCCGGCGGCGGTGTCCGCGCTCATGACCATCGTGAATACGCTGATTGAGAATCTGCCACTGCTTATTGAGGCTGCGGTTCAGCTGGTGTCTACACTTGTGACAGGCATTGCGGATGCACTGCCCACGCTCATCCCGGCAGCGGTGCAGGCAATCGTCACCATCGTGCAAGGGCTGGTGAACAGCCTGCCGATGCTCCTTGACGCAGCCTTACAGCTTATTACCGGGCTGGCGCAAGGCCTTTTGGATGCACTGCCCGTGCTGATTGCAGCTCTGCCGGAGATCATCAACGGTATCATTACCTTCTTACTGGACTCCATCCCGCAGATTATCGAAACAGGCATTCAGCTTCTGACATCCTTGGTGGCTGCTTTGCCGGATATCATTATGGCAATCGTGGAAGCTATCCCGAAAATCATTGAAGGCATTATCACCGCCGTGCTGAACGCCATACCTCAGATCATCCAAGCGGGTATCGACCTGCTGATTTCTCTCATTCAAGCCCTGCCGCAGATCATCACGACCATCGTGCAGGCGATTCCGCAGATCATCTCCGGCATTGTCAATGCCCTCATCGGGAACATCGACAAGATCATCATGGCAGGCGTTCAGTTGTTCGTTGCGCTGATTGAAAACCTGCCCACCATCATCGTGGAGATTGTCAAGGCTGTGCCGCAGATCATTGCAGGCATCGTGAAAGCCTTCGGCTCTCTGATGTATAAAATTGTGGAGATCGGCGGCAACATCGTCAAGGGACTGTGGAGCGGTATTACCCAGCTTGCCTCATGGCTGTGGGACAAGGTGTCCGGGTGGATCTCTTCCATCTGGGACGGTATCTGCGATTTCTTCGGTATCCACTCGCCCTCAAAGGAAATGGCATGGGTCGGTGAAATGCTGGTCAAGGGTCTTGCAGGCTCCATTGACGACAACGGCGATGAAGCGGTCAAAGCCGCCGAAGGTATGGCCGAGGACATCAACGGCGTCATGGGTGACCTTGCCCACGATATGCAGACGGCTCTGCCCACCGACTTTGACGTGAACGGTTCGATCTGTTCTGCGGTGGACGGCGTGGTCGGTAAGGCGGCATCCGCTTTCACCATTGCCCTGAATATCACGAATTTCAACAATTACAGCAGTGAGGATATCCGTCAGCTCACCAACGAAGTCATGGAAACGGCGAATCAGTTCGCCCAGCGGAAAGGAGTGGTATTCGAATGACCTCTTTTACCTACAACGGAAAATGCTCTGCCGATTTCGGTCTGCATATTGAGAAAAAGGATGTGTTTTCCGCACCGGAATACGCTGCGGAGTTCATCTCTATTCCCGGTCGGAGCGGCGACATCATCAATCCGAACCGCCGCTTTGCCAACATCAAGGTGAGCTACACGGTGTTCCTCGCACGGAAGAACGTAGCCGCCCTTGCCGCCGTCCTGCGGGACATCAAGGGCTGGCTGTATTCCGAGCCGGACAGATACCATGAGCTTACTGACTCCTACGATGCGGAGTATTTCCGCTACGGCGTCATCTCCGGCAGTCTGGACATTGAGGAACAGCTGAACAAGGTCGGCAGCTTTACCGTGACCTTCAACTGCAAGCCGTATAAATACAGCTATGCGGGGCAGGAAACGGTGTCGGCTGACAGTTCTGAACTGACGATTGCAAATCCGACTGCCTTTGAGAGCCGACCGTATATCAAGCTCTATGGCAACGGGACGGTGGTAATAATGATACAGCCCCAAGGCCGTGGCATGATGATTTCCAATCTGGATGAGTACATCGAGATCGACAGTGAGCTGATGAACTGCTTCAAAGGCACCGTCCTCAAAAATGACACCGTCAAAGGCGCGGAATATCCGGTTTTCAAGTCGGGTGTTTGCACCATCAACTGTACCGGCGATGTAACGAGAATCGAGGTCATTCCAAGGTGGTGCTGTCTGTAAGGTCGCTCCCGATTGTAAGCGGTAGAAAAATTCAAAAAGGTGTGGTATAATGTTTTTAAGTGAGGATGACAAATCGGAATTTATAAAGGAGAATATTGATGAAACTATTTTTATGTTCGCACTTTTCAAGTGTGGGAAGTCTGATAAAGGAAGAAATTGAAAATAAGAAAGTCGCATTTATTCCAACAGCTTCACTGCGTGAAGGCTACACCGGTTATGTCGGCTCGGCTCGAAAATTATTCAAAAAGTTGGGAGCAATCGTAACTGAAATT